CGTAAGCTACCATTTAATCTATTTATGACTAAATCCCAAGTTCTTTTTCAGTTATAAGTTGAAACTTCCATTTTCTATCACCACAAAAATTCATTGCAGCTTTCCATTTTGCTTCATTAGTAAGATATGTTGTAACTTCATTGATGTATCTTTTTGTTTTTCTTTTTTGTACAATTGGTGGTTGTGTTTGTTTAAATGGTTTTACTTCAATTAATATACTTTCAAAATTTTTATGTTTATTGAGTACTTTAATTTTAAAGTCAGGAAAGTATCTATGAATTTTACCATCAACTGGTGATTTGTATGGAATAAAGAACTCTTCAGACTGCCATTCCACAATATTTGGTGTACGATCGAAGTAAATCATGCATCTTCGCTCCCAAGAACTCCTATAAATAATGTTAGTAGGATCCCCTTTATATTTTTTAGGATTGATAGGGATAAATTTACCTTTCATAATCATAGGAATATTTATATGTTAAATGCAGGAGCTAGTATACCAAAGTCAACGTCATCTGGGTTTGATGGTAAGCTAGTAGGAAATGGTGGTAATGTAAAATCCCCAGTAAAACAACAATCAGCTGATCCAAAATTTGCTGCTGTACAGCAGGGTTATGATGCAGGTGGAAAAATTTACTTTCCTTCTGATTTAACTACTAAGGGTGGTTATATCTTCATAAGAATATCTAAAGACTATAAGTTCAAAAGAGATGAAGTTAGTAAAAAAGACACACAAGCAACAATATTCTTACCATTACCTAATAACTTAGCTACAGCTTACAATGCTCAATATAACACAGAAGGTTTAGGTCCAATAGGTAATTTTGTTGCTGGTGAAGCTGATGAAATAAGAAATGTTGGAATTAGATCATATGTTGAAAATCTTAAAAACGCTTCAAGTGGAAACGTTGAAGGGTTTTTAAAAAATAAAATTAAAAATATGGGTTTTGGTGCTTTGAATCTAATAGCAGGAGCAGGACCAGAACAAGCTGCAGCTGTTGGTCTTTTACTACGTAATGCATCAGGAGGTATATTAGGTGCAGCTGCAGGTTCAGCAATTAAAGGAGGTTTAGCTGGTATAGGTGTTGCTAGAAATCCTCATCTTGCAACATTATTCCAAGGTACTAATTTTAGAACACATGAATTTAGTTATAAGTTTACAGCAAGAGATGAAAAGGAAAGTTTAGATCTTGAACAAATAATAAGAACATTTAAATATCATATGCTTCCTTCTTATACAGGAGGTGATGCTGGACACTTTTTTAATTATCCAGAGCAATTTGATATATCGATAGTTTTTCCAGGTGAAGATGCTGGTACATTTTCATTTGATATTGGTGCTTCCGTATTAAAGAATTTTACTGTAAATTATGCTGGAGAGGGAGCTCCTTATTTCTTTAAGAATGGTGCACCAGCAAGTGTACAAATACAACTTACATTTGAAGAGACAAAACTTACAACTAAAGAAAATGTTAAATCACCAATAAGTGGAACAGGAAGGTAGCAATGGCATTCTATTTCGAATATTTTCCAACAGTTCAATATGACATTAAAAAGAATGGTAATTTTAATCTGTTGACAAATATAATGTTAAGATTTAAAATACAAAATAAGCTAAAAGAAAAAAGAGCAGTATATTACGATTTTCAAATTAGAGATGGTCAGAGAGCTGATGAAATAGCTTTCAAATATTATGATGATGAGAGATTAGATTGGATAATTTATATTACAAATAATATTGTTGATCCTCAATTTGATTGGCCAATGGATCATAGAACATTCACCAATTTTGTTAAAAATAAGTATACTACAATAGAATCAGCTAAATCAACTATTCATCACTATGAAAAAATTTTGACAGCACAAACAGTTTTAGCAGATGGCACTAATATTCCTGAAAGATATGTTGAAATAGATGAGACAACATATAACTTAACTTCAACATCAAGTAGAAGAGTCATTTATAATTATGACTTTGAAGATAGAGTAAATGAAAAAAAAAGAAACATTAAAATTCTACAATCACAATATGTTGATAGCGTAATACAAGAAGTAGAAAATATATTTAAGTAATGTCCAGAAAAATACACTCACCCTATAGTATCGATTTTGATATTGAAATGTCTAACTTTGAAGGTGACAAAGTAATTAATCTAAAAAGAATATTATTAGAATTTCAATATAATGAAGATTTGTATTTGCCATTTACATCATTAAAAATTGTAGTTAATGATACAGAAGGTATAATAGAAAGATTACCTATAGTAGGTGATGAATTAATAGCTATTACCTTTAATACAAGAACATTGGATGATTCAATTCTTCGATTGTTTAAAGTTAACAAAGTAAGTAAAAGAACTGTAGTTGAGGAAAGAAATCATGTATTTGCTATTGAAGCATTCTCATATGAATTTTTTGAAAATCAAATAGTAAACATAGAAAAATCATTTACTGGTAAACTTGGATCAGAAATAGTTGAAACAGTTTTTAATGATAAATTTAAAAAATATGGTAAAGAAATTGATATTGAACCTACTAGCAATCTCTTAACAATTAACTCAAATACTCAATCACCAATAAGTTTCATAGATCAAGTTTCAAGATATTCATATTCATGGGCATATGATGATTCTGTGTTTAAATTTTATGAAGACAGAAATGGATATAATTTTAAATCAATTAATAGTTTATTGAAGGGTCCAGTTGTAGAGAATTACATTATAGGTAATCCCAATGTAGATTTTAAATCTAAAGAAGGTAAAGAACCTTTTCAACCATATCAATCGGTTTATGGATATACATTTAATGATTTATTTGATACTATCAAAAACTTAAAGGATGGAATGCTTGATAGTAGTGTAGACATTGTAGATCCAATTACAAAAACATATGTAGAAAAAAGTTTTGGTTATTATGATAATTTTGATAAATTAACTCATTTGAGCAACAATAAAATATTAAGTGATAATACTATCTTTAAAAATTTAAATGGATCTGCTTCAAGTAGATATATGTCGGCAAGATACAAAGAATCAGGAAAATATAAAGATGTTGTTCCATATATGTCAGAAAGAATTACAGCTGATAATGATCCTCATTTATTTTTTGAAAATGAAAGATACAAGTTTCTCTTAGAGTCAAATGCTCTCAAAGGTTTACTACTCAATTATACAATGGACATTACAGTACCAGGAAACAGTTCGTTAAAAGTAGGAGACATTATTAATTTGTTCATACCTCAAAATTCACAATCTGATGAATTTAGAAACAAATTTCTTTTACATTTTGGACAAACAAATCCAAAATTTATTATAACAGCTTTAAAACATATGTATCAAACAGGTGCAGATCAATATGTAACTATATTACATTTATGCAAAGAAAGTTTTGATAGAAACATACAATCAGATTCAGCAACTAAAGAAGAAGGAGATTTTCCTTATGTTTGATAATATAGGTGATCAATTTATTTGGTGGTACGGTGTTGTTGAGAATAGAAATGACCCACTTAAGTTAGGAAGATTACAAGTAAGAATATATACTTGGCACTCGTCCGATAAAACTTTAACACCAACAAGTTCGCTTCCATGGGCTATGCCAATTCAAGGAATAAATTCTTCAGCTATGGGTAACATAGGTAAATAACCAACAGGAATAGTAGAAGGTACATGGGTTGTAGGATTCTTTATTGATGGAAATGAAGCACAACAACCAATCATTATGGGTACTACTGCTGGTATTCCATTAAAAGAAGCTAATACTGAAAAAGGATTTAGTGATCCAAATGGAGTTTATCCAAAAAGAATTAATGAGCCAGATGTTAACAGATTAGCTAGAAATGAGACTGACTTTAAACATGAAGTATTAGATAAAAAAGAGAATTCTAGAACAAAAGTTGTAAGAACATCAAGAGGTACAACTTGGGATGAGCCTTCATCTACATATGCTGCTGAATATCCAAAAAATCATGTAATGGAAACAGAATCTGGTCATATTAAAGAATATGATGATACAGAAGGAAAAACAAGAATACATGAATATCATAATTCAGGTACATTCTATGAAATAGATAATGATGGAAACAAAGTGACAAGAGTAGTTGGTGACAACTATGAAATAATTGCTGGTACTAATTATGTCAATGTTAAAGGTTCAGTAAATTTAAACATTGATAGTAATTGTAACACCTTCATTAAAGGTGATTGGAATATTAAAGTAGATGGTAAAAAAACAGAAACTGTAGCAGGTGATGTTGTAGAAAAATATCTGTCAGACCATGATGTTGATGTTACCGGTAATCAGACACAAGATGCTAAAACAATTAATTTAAATAGTGGTACTAATGGAGCTGCTAGAATAAACGATAATACAATAGATAATGACTCAGAATCAAATGGTCCAGATTCAGGAACAATTGTATCAGGATCAAGAACAGTAAAAATTGGAGGTTAATATGACTACACATGAAACTTTGGTTTCCTTATTTGAAACTTACAAACTTGAAAACGAAAAATTTAACACAGGTAATTCATCTGCTGGTACAAGAGCAAGAAAAGCATTGTCCGAGATTAGTAAATTACAAAAACTACGTAGAAAAGAAATACAGGACGAGAAAAATAACAATAAGGTTAATAATATAAGTTTAGATATCTAAAATAATAATAAATAGTAGTTATGGCCAACTATACACAAAATAATTCATTAAGTTTAAAAGATGTAGTTTATAGTGATTTAGACATAGATTTTAAAGTTCATCCTATAACTGGTAAGTTAAAGGTGTTAAAAAACGCTGAAGCTGTAAAAAGAGCATTAAAAAATTTAATCTTAACTAAAAAATTTGAAAGACCTTATGAGCCATTGTTTGGAACTAATGTTGTGTATAGTTTATTTGAAAATTTTGATGCATTTACAGCTTCATTTCTAAAAAAAGAAATACAAACATCAATTGAAAATTTTGAACCTAGAGCTATTTTAAGTGATGTAAACATAAGAGCTGACGAAGACAATAATGCACTTGTTATTAATATAATATTTTTTATTAGGAATCAAAATGAACCAGTTGAACTAACAATTACTACGGAAAGAATACGCTAATGGCTGCTAATAACGTAATTAAACTTACAGATATCAATTACGATACAATTAAAGAGAATCTTAAAACATTTTTAAGCAATCAAACAGAATTAGAAGATTATGATTATGATTCTTCAACAATGCAAACATTGCTTAGTTTACTGTCTTATAATACCTATTTAAATAATTTTTATCTTAATATGGTAGGTAATGAAATGTTTCTTGATTCTGCACAAATTAGAAATAATGTTGTATCAAGAGCTAAAATGTTAGGATATACACCTAGATCAGCCAGAGGTGGAACAGCAAGTGTTCAATTAGTAATGACTACTTCTGGTACTCCCGATAGTGTTACAATACCAAGAAATTTAAAATTTAATACGACTATTGAAGGTATATCATACAATTATGTTACAACTGAACAGATAATTGTAAATGCTAATCCTTCAGGAGTTTATAGTACTAATTTAAACATTAAAGAAGGAGATCCACTTACTCATAGATTTACTGTTGATAATAATAATCCAGTAAAATATATTATACCAAATGATAATGTCGATACTACAACCTTTAAAGTTGATATTATTACTTCCTCATCAAATTCATCAACAAGAACATTTAACCAAGCAACATCTTTAGCTTCATTAACTTCTAATTCATATGTGTACTTTTTAGAAGAATCTAGTGATACAAGATATGAATTAATTTTTGGTGATGATATATTAGGTAAAAAATTAGATAACGGAAATATTGTTAGTGTACAATATAATGTATGTAATGGATCAGAAACAAATGGTGCGAATACATTTACATTAACTGATAGCATAACTGATGTTACAAGTACTACTATCAATCTTTTATCAAGAGCAAGTGGAGGGGGAGAGCAAGAATCAAAAGAATCTATACAATTCAATGCTCCAAAAGAATATTCTGCTCAAGATAGGGCTATAACAACTAATGATTATAAATCATTAGTTCTTTCAAACTTTTCAGATATACAGACTGTTAGTGTATGGGGTGGTGAAGAGAACACACCAAGAACATATGGTAAAGTTTACATTGCTGTTAAACCAAAATCAGGTACTGTTGCTTCAGATATATTGAAAGATCAAATAACAAGTTTTTTAGAAAAAAGAAATTCAA